TCGGTTACGAAAGATACGACCTTGCCAATCAGGATAGTTTATCCATCCTTTTTCATTTATTTGATACCCATACATCCTACAATGTTCTTCTGTTATACCTTCTACAGTATTTATTCTTGGAACAAAGATTAAATCAACTTCATTACCCTCAAGTATATCGTGTATATCTTTCATGAACCAATGAGATATCATTTCATCAGCATCTAAGTTAAAACTATAATCACCAGAACACATACCTTTAAGATAATTTTTTTGACTAGCAAAATCTTTTAGTAAATTTCTTTGGTCTAACTTTATATCTGTAGTAGATGAATAATAATCTAATATAGCTTTCGTCTTTTCATTATCAGAATAGTCATCAAGAACCACAATCTCATCTTGAGGTTGTTTATATGATAATAAAGTTTGTAGTAACTTTTCAAGAGTTTCATCTTCGTTATGAACCAACATAGAATAACTAATTTTCACTTGATAAACTCCATGTTTATTTGTGTAACCTTTAGTGAAGTCAACTTAGTAAGTTTATATGACCTATACGATCCCTTAAAGTATTTATCGGCTGATATTACATCACTATAAAATCTTTTGGGTGTCATAGCACTTCTTTTCTTTGGATTAGCAATCTGTAGTCTAAAGTAATCTTCTTTTAAACTGATTAGATTCTCTACCTCATCTAATTCTGTTTTCTTAAAATCAGCAACAGTAAATAACTTTTTTAGTTTAGTGGCATTGAGGTAATTCATATTCAACCCCTCTATATTTTTAGTTTCTTTATTAGTATTTAAATAAAGTAAGATAGGTCTAGGATCCTTAACACCTTGTTCAGAATAATTAAAGGTAAGTATCATACCAGGTAGTAACCTACCGACACCTATTGTTTGGATAGATTTAACTATCCGCTTGTTGTTGTATCGATTCGCCAATTGTTATCTCCATTTTTTCTACCATTTTATAAGCACTAGTAAAGTTAGGAACAACCACTTCCGTTTTAGGATCATGATGGGGGAATATTCTCCACTTCAACTCTTTATCTTCTACCATAGGAACTACTTGATAATTTGCTGTAGTAAATACAGATGGTGCCCAAAATCTATCTCCAATTTTTTCACATACATCTTTGAACTCTTGTGGAAACGGATTCTCACTTATATGTTCTTTCATCTTATTATTGGAACTATAACCACAAGCTAAACATTGCATGTTCTGCTCTTCATCGCCAAGTAATATAAGCGTGTCATCTATTTCCTCTCCGAGATTTTTCATACAGACAGGACATTTTACTCTTAAGGTATAATCTTCCATTATGTAACTTTTTTAAGTTTAGGTAATTTTATCTTTGATGGTTGTTTACTATCGCTATCAACTTTTTTAAGTTTAGGTAGTTTTAAACTAACTGGTTGTGGTATTTCTTTTAAAACAGCATCAATAATATTATTAAACTCTGTTGCCATAGCTTTCAACGAAAACTTCCTTCTGTTTTTCTTACCTAAACGAACGGCTTTCTTTTGTATTAGTTTTCTTTTCTTATGAAAAGTTCTAATCTTTCTAACTACATCAGCTTCATTTACATCAAACCACTTTGATGGTTCTACGATAATATCTTTCCAAAGAGCTGACTTTGGAACTGGTTTTATAAACCCATCAATTAACATAGATTCTGAATCAGTAAGAAAATCCATATGACCACTCCACTTAGAAGCAATCACAGGTAAGTCACAACAACTAGCTTCTAACATTGGTCTTCCAAACCCCTCACCATGAGTACAAGTAATGAAAGCACTAATCTTTGGATGGTTATAAAGTGTTGACATTTCTTCAATAGTAAAGTCACCATGTATTAAATAAATATTTGGAGTCTTAACTCCTTTAAACATATTCTTAACTTCTTTTATTCTTTTCTTTATATTTTCTCTGTCAAGAAGACTAAAATTAGCTCCATTAGTTTTAAGAACAAGTGCTGGTGAATTGGGGATATTAGAAAATGATTTTAGAAAAGACTTTATCAAAACTCCTATATTTTTCCTGTCCTCTCCAAATCCTTGATTACCCCATTGTCCCACATGAAGATAAGCAAAGTCTTCTTTGATAAGTTCATTTAATTCTTTAGTTAAACCCTTATCTAGTTGGTTTTTATCTCTTGGAAAATATACATCTGTATCTACACCTTCAAATAAAACTGATATTGGTTTTTCATTTCTTATATCGCCAACTTTTTGTTTTTCCCCATTAGGAGCATCTTGCATTTTATCAAAAACACAACGATTAAATGTATCTGCTGTAAATTTAGATGGAACTATATTGAAATTCATACGATTCATACCTTCTAAAAATGCGGGTGAAACAACATCCGTTTCTACACCAGCAGTTATACCGATATTTATCTTCGCACCAGTAGCAAATTCATTAGGTATTCTAATATCAATGAGAATATCAGGCTGACCTTGTATTTGATCTTGTCGTATAAAGGTATTTAATAATTTCTTATGCCTTGGAACTTCTGGTCTAAGATGGTTTCTTGGTGTATTTCCCCACTTAACATCAAGACACTTAATATCCAAATCATCTCTATCCATAATAGAATAATATATTGAGCGAGCATGGTCACCGTAACCACTACGGGTATTAAAAGGTGCAATCATTAACACATTATGTTTCATACTTCCTCCATATGATATTTAGGTTGTGGTTTCCAATTATCAAATGCCCCATTCATAGAATTAATAAACTCTTGTCCCATAGCTTTTGATGTCATTAGATTTTCTTTACAAAACTCTGTTCCCAATGAACCAAGTCTTTTTCTTTCTTCTCTATCCATATCGTATAATTTCTCTAATTGTCTAGCAGCAACTTCAGGTTGACATCTATCATCCCAAATATAAGGTGTCATAGGAGAACCTTGTAAAGACCTGTTAGATGGAAACACAGGAAATACCCATTCACCATGTTCTGTATAAGTTCCCTTATGATTAGTACCTAACTCTACATAATCATCAGGTGTTAATAACTCACCGTCTTTCTTAAATCCACATTGGTCTTGTAGACCACCAGTGACATTTACGATGATTGGTGTTCCAACAGTAAGTGCTTCAGCACTACCTAACCCAAAACCTTCATTACTAGCTAAGTTAATATAAACATCAGCGGAGTTAAATAGTAAATTCATCTCAGAATCATTAAAAGGTCTTCCATCTGTATCGTATGTAAATTTAACATCATACTCAGGACATAAATGCCTATGAACTCTTGGTAAATCCGTACCATTGTCGTCAACTGGTTGACAATGAAAAATTAAAACACATTCTTTTCTTTGTTCAGGTGTTAACTTATCCATAAAATATTTATAAGCCATAAGAACATCATTAGGTTGTTTTCTTCTGATATTTCTATTACTATAAAGTATTTTAAATTTCTTATCTTCTATACCATGCTTAGCATCAAAATCTAATAAAGAAGTGTTATCATCTTCTACCTTAGAAAATCTCTTTGGTGATATGCCATGTGGTACATAAGTTATTTGCCAATCTTTATAATCAGGTAATAGCCTTTTATTAATTCCATAAGTTTGTTTTGATATACCCATTAATAAATCCGAACTCTTATAGTAGTTCGTATTATATTGTGGATCTGGTAAATCATCCCATATGTTATAATAAAAAATAGGAATGTCTCTACGAATTTCTGCTTCCATATTATAAAACCAAATCCAAAAACGAGGATCTGTATAATGGAGAATAGCATCTGGTTTTTCTATTTCAATAACTTCTCTTAGTAAATCTTCATTACCATAACCATCAACTGGATATATTCTAAGATAGCCATCTTTTATACCAAAATCTTTTTCAAGATTAGCAGACATATCGACAATCTTACCCTTTTCAGGATGACTTATAGCGCCGCCAATCTGAACCCAATCATATTCATGTAGTGTTTCAAATACAATATCTTTAGATACAGTAGCTACTCCACTATGCATTCGTAAATCATCGGACATTAATAATATTTTTTTCTTAACCATGAATGACTCCCCCAGCATTTACTATCGTTTCACCGAAATACAAATCAAGCATCTCTACTTTATCATGATACTCAGCGATAATCTCTAACTCTTTTTCTATCGTTTCCATAATATCAGGATGTTCTGCGACACCCACACCATTTTCTAATAAAATCTCTACATTTATTCTGTGTTTTTCAATATGTGCTTTAAAATGTAATCTACTAGCTTTTAATATATCACTTCTCATTAAAATTGACTCCCACTTATATGAAGATTGTCATACGTTTCTATTTGTTCTTGTATAGCATTATCATGTATGTATTGATCAATAGAACGATTGACTAATTTTTGTAAATTCATTGATGAGTTGACAGTCTTAAACTTAAATTGTTCGTATAACGATTTAATTATTTTTACGGAGGTCAACTTTGTTAAAGTATCTTTTTTCATAACCTATTCCTTGTATGTAACTAGTATATATAAATATATGTATTAAATAATAACAAGGTATTTTTTTCCAAATTTCTTAGCGTAATTTATGGTTGACATAGAACCCTTTGAATCTATCCCTCTTGGTATAAAAGCAACTATATAATCAGAGTAAGCAGCTATTATTTTATTTCTAGCATAATAGTTTTTAACGTTATATGGTTTTCCATAATCTCCTTTATTCTTAGGACAATAGATATTCCAATTCTCATGAAAGGGTGGGAACTCTTGATATTGTAATCCTAATTCAAGAGCATATTTTTTAGCGTAATTATCAGCGCCTGTTTTACATCCACCACTAACTATTATCGTATCAGAACCTTTATCCGTTTTTAACTTAAAAATAAACTCTTTTATCTTTTGTCTATTTTCGTACTTACGGCTTCCTACTATCCCTACTCTTATAGGATTTTTCCCCATTCACAATTCTCCGTATTATAAAATTCACAAAATTTACATGCTTTACCAGGCTTAGCCGAATAGTTTCTTTCTAACAGATAGTTTCCTTTATCATCGAAAACACCTTTTCTAAACTCTTCTAACTTCTGTATTGTCTTATTAATACTTGGTACACCATTTGCTGGTTCAAACTTCTGTAATCTAGTTATAAGAAAATCAGAGTTCTTTGCTATCTTTCTTTTTAATATAAGAAACATAACATCAATCTTATCTAATGGAACATCGAATAGTTCAGAATAAAACTTCTTATAAATCAACAACTGAGATTTCTTATTAAAGTCTTTCTTCTGAAAATCTGTCCAACCACGAGTAGCAGTTTTAAGGTCAATGATTATTACTTTACCAGATATCTTGTTTCTTATAACAACATCTAAATATCCCATCATATCAACACCTTCTTGGACATCTTTTAGAATTGGTACTTCTATACCAACTAATTCCCAATTCTGTTTCATAAAGTATTTATTACGATACTTTCTGAAATGTTGTATTATAGCAACACCATCTTGATAAAACTCCATCATCTCATCTTGAGTACAAGGTAAAACACCTTTGCCTTCTTTTATCTTGGTAAACTCTGTAACCATCTCTTCTTTTAATCGAGACTCCATATTAAGTTTATCAGCAGCAACGATAGATTTGTTATACATCACCGAAAGGTATTCTTGTATTACGGTGTGCATTGCTGTTCCAAAAAGAGTATGTATGTTACCAACAAAAGTTCCTAACTTATCTATGTAACGAAGTTTCCATTTAAGGTTACAATCATTATAAGTGGTAAACTGACTATGTGATATATGTGCCATTAAATAATCTCGTCAATCATTCCATATTCTAAACATGTATTAGCATCCCAAAATAAATCATGTTTAAGAATCTGATTAAGTTTCTTCATAGGAATCTTAGTGTATTCTTTATAGATGTTCTTGATACTCTTCATCATTAAATCTAAGTTCTGTTTCTCATCTTCAAAGTTAGAGTATGTTCCCCAAAATGTTGAAGATAATTGATGAACTAACATATAAGAGTTTCTACTCATATATCTTTTTGTTCCAACTACTGAAAGAAAAGTAGCAGCACTAGCAGAGAATCCGTCCACATAAGTATGGACAGGAACTTTACTTCTCAATATTGTATCCATAGAAGCAATACCACTTACTATATTACCACCACCAGAGTTTATAAACAATTTAACAGGTGGTGCTTCCATATCAAGATTATATGATAAAGTTAGAGCTTTTGCTTCTAACTCACCCATCTTTTTATTTAACTCACAACAAGCATTTCTGTTGACACCAGAGTAAAAATAAATCTTATTATCTTGTACTGATATGTGTTTTTCATTAACCTCTCCACCAGCTTTTCTTGGTGTTGATGTCTTCTTTTTTTCTCCCCAATGTCTTTCCATTATTTACCCCATTTACCATTTTTAACGATTGTTGCCATTATACCATAATTAGATACATCTAAATAAGCATCTTCCATCGGCTCACCTTGAACTGCATTATCTCTACCACTCATTAGTAAAGTTTTAAGTCTCTGTATCTTATCATTCATACGAAACCATAAACCAGTAAGTGATAGATGTACTTCTTCTTCGGTCTGTAATTGCGTTCCTACAGAAATATTACCAGGACCATAATCATGCTGTTTTTTAAGAAATAGTTCATATTGTTCTTTTTGTAATCTTCTGAACTCTTTTGTCATTTCAGGCCATTCTTTTTCCATTTGTTCTACAATTGGATGAATGTCACTAGATATGCCAATTTGTCTTTCCTTTATGTTCATTATAACCTCTACTTTATGATTAAATGTGACAGTTGTAATATAATAATAATAATTGATAAAAACAAGGAAATAATTGTCCTTGTGTCTGGCGTTTCGTTTAATAATGTAAAAGTTAATATAGCAAAAACCAATGTCCCCATACCAAATCCTATAGGTCTAACATACCAGTAGTTATTAAAATATTCATAGTACCACCGAGTTCCATAATAAAAACATAGACTAATTGGAATGCCACCTATAATAACCCACCAAATACTTTTTGCCCACTCATATTTAAACTGACCTTGCATATGAAACCATGCTATTACATGACCAATCAAAGATATTCCTAATGCCATCCACAACTTACTCATTTCACGCCCATCTTTTTTATTTCTTTTTCTGTCTTACCATACTTTGTTAGTAAAGATTTTAACTCAACATTAGTCATTAAGTTATAATATTCACCGGCTTGTATCTTACTAACTTCAAAGTATTCTTGAATGAAAGGAACAACCTTTTCATTGACCTTTGTTTTCTTACCACTAAGATATCTTAGATAAGTTTTCTTATTTGGAAGTAAGGAACAATAGAACTTATAAACAGCAGAATGTGGCATTACTTCAATCGTCAATCTCTGAAAGTGATTAACAATGGGTAAGAAATCATTATTCATACTTAAATAACGATTAACCATAAACGGACTAAACTTCTTTTGTTCCTCTTCCGAAAAACTATCCCAAGGTCTTTTCTTGGTAAATAGTTCATCAATCCACTTAAATAAGTTCATCTAATTCCTGT